AAACTCGTTAACGGCTTTGCTCGGGTTCCTGGGCGAAGGTTCGAAGATCGGAAAAGGAATTCAGATCGCAGACGCAACACGGTCGGCAATCAAATCAGCGATCGAGGCTTATGGCGCCGTTGTGGGTATCGTTCCCGTCGGGCCGATCTTGGCACCGATAGCGGCTGCAGCGGCACTCGCCGTCGGAATGGCAAACGTCAGAAAAATTGCGCAGACGCCGGATCCACTCGGGGGCGGTGGTGCTTCGGTTCCATCGGTGAGCCTCGCACAACCGAGAATTGATTCGGGTGCGCTTATGCAAGCCGAACAAGGGGTGCCGACCGATGTTTCAATTATACAGGATTCGACAACCCGGAGAGCGTCGAGGGCGTACGTCGTTTCCTCGGATGTGACTGCCGAACAGGAAGTTGACCGACAAAGACAAAAAGATGCGGCCTTGTAAAACGGCCTCGAAACGAACTGTGTATCAATGAATTAGACGATCGATAGTGGATGAATACAAACATACAGGACCGTACAGAACGGCCTCAAATACGGCTAAAAACGACCTCATTCGTCGTTTGTGTCGAGTGGTGTTTTTAAGTGATTAATTAACCGACTAACTTTACAAAAACAGAATCGTCATGAAAATCATCGAACTAAAATTAACCGACGGACTTAGCGGTGAAGGTATCACGGCAATTTCATTTGTTAAAAATCCGGCTATCGAACATAACTGGATAGCATTTTCCGCAGACGGTTTGGAGGTTAAACCTTCACAACAATATGCTTTCAAAACTGTCGATGAAGAGCAACGTATCGTTGCAGGTCCGGCGATGATCCCGGACAAATTAATCCTTCGACAAGATGCTGACGGCGAAGAATCATTCGTATTTTTTAAAGTAGATACAATCCGAGAATTATCTGAACGATTTCTTTTACAAGGGCGACAAAACAATATGACGCTCGAACATGAGGCTACGATAAACGACCTTTCCGTGGTTGAATCGTGGATCGTTGAGGACTCCGAAAAGGACAAATCGACGATTTACGGGTTTAATCTTCCGGTTGGAAGTTGGTTCGTTAAGGTGAAAGTGTTAAACGACGACATTTGGAACCTTGTAAAAGAGAAATCCGTCGAGGGATTTTCCGTCGAGGGCGTATTTACTCGTGAATTAATTAAACAATCAAAAGAGATGAAACCAAAAACAAAATTAGACGAGTATTTGGAGAAAATTCGTGGATTAGTCAAACACGAAACCCCGGAAGAACCTGAAAAATTTGGTACCGTAGATGTCGCAGACGCCGATGGTGCTGTTTTAACTGTTTCTTTTCCCGGTGAGGTTCTGGAGGTCGGAGCCGCAATTACCGTTACCGCCGATGGCGAAGAGTTGGCCGTTCCCGTAGGAGAGTATCTTTTATCGGACGGAACGATTCTGGTCGTTACTGAAGAGGGCGTAGTCGGTGAGTTGCGAACTGCCGAGGCCGAGGACGAAACCCCGGAAGATGAATTGAAAGAGGAAGGTTTGAAAGCCGAGCAGATGGATAAACTGATCGACGGGATCGCCGCGATAATCTCTACGTTCCAAGCGGAGGTAAAAACTGACGTTGCGAAAGCGATCGAGGAAATGGCCGCAGGACTACGAGTCGAATTCAATAAACCTGCCGCCGAGGTCGAGGACGAAACCCCGGAGGACGAGAATAAGAAGAAAATCGTTAAAGGATTGAACAGGTTCGTCCAAGAAGAAAACAAAGATAAATAACCTAAAATTTTCAAGATATGGCAACGACATTAAGCCTTACAACTTCGTTCGTAGGCGAGGCCGCAACGGAGTTAATAAACCAAATGTTTTTCGGTGCATGGACCGTAGGACAGGGAAACGTCACGATTAAGGATGACGTAAATAAAGCCTATTTTATTCGCAGGCTGGCAGCGACTGATATTATCGCCGTGCCGACTTGCGATTTCACTCCTGTCGGTACAGTTACTATCGACGAAAGGGCTTTGGACGTAGCACCGTTCGAGGTCAATTTACAGATGTGTAAAAAGGATTTCAAGCACGTTGATTGGTCGTCGATCAGAATGGGTACCGGTGGAAATCGTGTGCTCGCTCAGGATGTCGTCAATTCGGTGATTACTGAAATCCTCGGACACGTTGGCAACGAGATCGAATATTCAATGTGGATCGGCGACACGCTTGGTTTGACTTATAAACTGATCGATGGATTTATTAAGATTATGACCGCCGATGTTCCCGGAGGAAACCAAATGACGCCTTCGGCAGTTACCGCCACGACCGTCGTGGCAGACCTGGGCGGGGCGTATACCCTTGCCGCAGCGCAACCGTGGTTCAAGGCTCCCGACCTTATGTTTTGGGTCGCTCCTGACGTAGCCGCCGCCTATAAGCAGGCTCTCGCTAATCAGGGCTTTATGGATCAGTACCAAGCGGGCGACAAGCCGATGAATTATATCGGTATTCCTTTGGTAGTTGCTCCCGGCATGGCCGCAGGGCAGTTTGTTCTATCTCATAAGGCGAACCTTGTTTTCGGAACCGAGTCCGTTAGCAACTTCAACGAGGTATTTTTGAAGGATATGCACGAAGTCGATTTGAGCGATAATGTAAGATTCGCCGCGTACTCCGTAATGGGTGTGCAAATCGGATGGCCGCAGGAAATCGTTCTCCACCTCGGAGTATAATATTCACTTTGTTGGGGTGCGAGGGGGGGCGTTGGCCCGGTACTCGGGACGCTTGCCCTTCCTCCTTTCCTGACTTAAAACGAAAAAAAATATGGCTTGTGATTTAACAACCGGACGACTTTTAGCAGAATGTTTAGTCGGACGGGCAGGAATTAAAACCCTGTTTTATGCGAAGTTGAATGACTTTCGTGCGTTATCGGGCATAATCGAATTAGGTGGCGAAATTACCGATTTGGGTGTAGATCCGATCGATGTCTACCGATTCGAGATGGCTGATAACGTAGGTCTGTTCGATCAAGCGGTCAATGCAAGTCAGGAAAACGGAACGGTATTTATTCAGCAAAATATAACGCTGACGTTATTCAATATCATACCCGCAGACTTGGCCGATTTGAACAACTTGAAACTCGGACGATGGGTAATATGGACGCTTGACTTTCAAGGGAAAATACGCCTCTTTGGTGAGTTCAACGGATGCACCGCAAACGGGGGATCCGATACAAGTGGTACCGCCGCCGGAGACAAAAAAGGTCTCGACATGACGTTCATAGCCGAAGAAAACGACTATGCGGTATTTATGGCAGATTTCACCGCTACACCCTTTGATAATTTTACTAACGTAACCGTCTTGCCGGCTTATTAAAAAGAGATGATCTACGTCGATTTATTATCTGCAACTTTTAACATGACGCTAACGCTCGGGGATGCGGACACGGCAAGTCCGCCCCCTCTTGCGTTCGTGTTTGACCGGAAGGGAACGAACTTCGGAGCGTTGTTCGATTTGAGCGGCGCGACTATTATACCCGGAAACAAATTCATCGAAATACAGGATTTACCTACCGCGATATTTAACGATCCGTCAGGTGAATTGCAGTCCGGGCAATATTCATACACCATTTTCGATATTACCACGCCCAGCGATCCTATCGAACTCGAGCGGGGCTTACTCATTGGACTGACGACACCAATAACGAAAGAACAATATGGAACCGACAAAAAAAGGGGCGAGTATAAAGGCCACCTCTAAATCGAAGGACGCCGGGAGCAAGTTTTCCGTTTACACCTTCGGCGAGGTCGAACTACCTCAAGCGACTGAAAAATCGTACGAGGATTTCGTGACTTATGGCGAGGATAATATGTTTCCGAATGATCTTATAACTGCGTGGCTACAATCGTCGATACATAACGCTCTGACGAACGGTATCGTCCAAATGATTGCAGGCGAAGAGATAACATTTAGCGAAAAAGTCGTTGAGGTCGAAACCTTCAAATTGAGGGTAAATAAAAAGGGCGATACCCTGCAAGATTTGATAAATAAAACGGCCTTCGATTTATACTTACACGGTTATTTCGGATGGCAAATTGTTTGGAATCAAGCGAGGACGAAAATAGTTGCGATATATCACACCCCGGCAGAACAGATTCGATCCGGTAAGGCCAACGATGAAGGCGTTGTCGAGGATTATTACGTATCGTGGGATTGGACGCAGTACCGGAAAAAGAAATTCGAGCCGCAGAAGATTAAGGCGTTCGATATTACTGATCGATCCGAGGCAAAACAAATGATGTTCGTAAAGCAGTACCGCCCGAATCAATATTACTATTCGACTCCTTCGTATATCGGCGGTATGAATTGGATTATAATGGATAATCGAGTCGGCGAATTCCATTTAAACAATATCGAAAACGGGTTCTTTCCTTCTGCCGTAGTTCAGTTTTTCAACGGGGAGCCGCCGCAAGAAGATAAGCGGAATATCGAACTCGGATTCATGGATAAATTTACCGGCAAGAAACAGGCGAAAATCGTATTCGTTTACAATAATAATCAAGATCAAAAAGTTGCGTTCGACACTTACGAGGGTGCAAATGTCGATAAGCGTTTCCGTGATCTTATGCCGGAGATAGCAAAAAATATTATGATCGCTCACCGTGTACCTTCGCCCATTTTGTTCGGGATTCGTGAAGGATCCGGCTTCGGAAATAACGCCGAGGAATTGCAATCGTCTTCCTTGCTATTCAATAAAATGGTCGTTATCCCGTTTCAAAAAATTATTCTGCAATCCCTTGCGCAGATATTTAAAATCAATAATTGGCCTGTCGAAATCACTATCGAAACCCTTCAGCCGTTGCAATTTTTGGAGGGCGACACCGACGATGCCGATGCGACGAGCGACGAGGATAAAAGCAAATTCAAGGACGAGCGAAAAGTTCTGCCGGACAAATTGGTTAAGCCTCTTTTAAAACACCTTTCGGAAGTTGGTACGACGCTCAAGGAACTCAAAAAACAGGGTTACGAATGTGTACTTGACGACGAGGAATTGACCGAGGCAGGGATTAAGCACAAATTGCGGCACGATCAGTTTGCCGTACCGCCCGATTTAAGCGATGTACAGCGCACCGCAAACGATCCGGGTTTCTATATTGTCCGTTATCAATATCGACCGGGAAGGGGGCGGGAACCGATCATAGACACGACGAGAGAGTTTTGTGTTCACATGATGACCGACAATGCGGACAAAGTGTATTCGGTTGACGAAATAAATTCCCTTGAAAATCCCGAGTTTGGGAGTTATCCAATTTTTGAATTTAAAGGATCGTACAACTGTCGGCACCGATGGGCTCGGATGGTCTGGTTTAGGGTATCAACGCGAACGGGTAATATTCCCGGCTATCGACAAATCCAAGCGGACGAGATTCCGGTCAGTCTTTTACCGCCAGGGGATGAACAGGCGACCCACGTTAACGAACCGGTAGCGCAATAGAATGAAGAGGAACGCAATTTTCATATTGATACTAATTGCAGGGTGCGGCACGACGAGAACCGTCAAAAGGGAAACGATAATTATTCACCGGGAAACGATCGAGACTGAAGTAAAAACCGATACCACGTTAATCGAAAAAAATTACTGATATGGCAACACGCGAAGAGTCTTTAATAATTTCCGAAGAGTTGTTCAGGGCGTTGAGTCCGGTTTCCGGCGATCTCGATTGGCAGTACATTTGGCCGATCGTTTTGGCCGTTGACGATAAATGGATTCAACCGATACTCGGACAGAAGTTGTACGAGAAAATTATGGCCGAGATTAAGGCCGGAAGTATTACGGGCGTTTACAAAGATTTACTCGAGGATTATATCGCTCGGGTGGCGGTCTGGTATTCCTGTTATATGGGCTTTCCTTTTTGGGGAATCAAGGTCGTTAATTCGGGCATTATTCAGAGGGTCGTGGACGACGGTGCTGTAATATCATTTAACGATATTGACAAACTTGCGGAACTCTGTCGAGGGCAGGCCGAATGGTATCAACAACGGCTTATCGATTACTTGTGTACGAACTCAAAAGATTTTCCGGAGTACAACGCAAACACTTCTGGCGAGGTACATTCCGAGGCGGTAAATTATTCCGGGGGGCTAAATATGGAGCCGTATACTAAAATGAAATCTCGGGGATCCGTTTACGATTACATAAGCAAATGGTTATAAAATGGCGAATTGCGATATACAAGACGGACGATTGCACGACGATTGTTTGGATTCGGTAGCCGGAATAAAAACGGTATTCTTTTTCAAGCATAACAATTTGAATGTCGTCAAAAATATGGCCGGGGAGATTACCTCGATCGGCACCGGTTTGATATATCGCTTCGAGCAAGATCAGTACCACGGACTCGTCGTACAGGAAATAAACAGGGGTCAAGATTTAACACAATACGTCCGGTTTCAAATCGACTTCACGATGTTCTATATTACCCCGGAATTTCTGTATACGATCAATCACATTAAAAACGGATTGTGGGCGATATTTTATTTGGACTATGAAAACAAAATTCGGCTTCTCGGTGAATGGACGCCGATGCAACAAAACGGGGGCGTCGATGATTCTGGTCAAGCGGCTGGCGATACATTTTGGGCGAACCTTTCATTCTCTGGCGAGTCAAGTGCGTACGCTCCTTATTTGGAAGATTTCACGACCTATCCTTTTGACAATATGACCGGGATTCTTGTGTCACCTCCGTACGGCGCATTGCCCGGATTACTGATTTACAACGATGCCGGGGAGCATTACGAAACCGATGTATTTGGAAACCGTTTAGACTACTCATAAAATGGCCGATAAAAGAATTTGGGAATTAACGACATCGACGGTACGGACTGCAAAGTTCATCGCGATGGATTCAAGCGCACAAATAGCGGCACACAAGTTCGATGCGGCTTCATTAGTCGATAAGTTTTCAGCCGAGACGATTTCGGGAATTAAGACTTTTTCGAACCCTCTTATGTATCTGACGGGTATAGTAAGCAACCCGACCGAAGCGTACCTCGTCGCCATTAATAATGCCACCGGACAGTTATCGAAACGTGCGGTAAGCACGTTAAGTTATTCATTCGTAAGCGGTCTAACTGAAGCGAGTAACATTGTTAAATTGGGTGGAGCATTAACGCAAAATACTGTCATTGACACCGCTACGTTTAGTTTGGATTTTAACCATAATACGACGGTATCTTCATCGTATCTATCAATATTATCTGCGGGTGATTGGAGCCGTACCACGTTTGGCGCTATTGCTGATCCGGGCGGAACGATAGTTGATAACGATGCCGGTATAGTAGTATCGGCGAACACGACAGACGCACGGGTTGTTCTATATGCCTCCGAGTACACCTCTTCCAAATACGTGGGAATATATTTTTCTACCGATTGGGTTGGAGTACAAATCGAAGATGCGATCAACGAATTAGGTATGATTTACCTTGCCGATTATTCCACTATTGGAACGACTAACGATAGATGGATTCCAGATTATGCGGCAGTAAAAGCGTATGCGGATTCTGCGGGGCCATCGCTTGGCGCAACTACTCGCATACCGTACATGAATGGAGGCGGCACGGACTTTTTATATTCGTCTGGACTGATATTTGACGGAACCCTATTCACGGCAAATACTATAAAAACCAATACCCTGAAATTTACGGTCGGCGTGACGGTGGATGAAATCGAAACCACGCTGACGAATGACGATACTAACCTTCCAACGTCGGGGGCTGTTTTTGATGCGATCGCCGCATTAGGTCCGGGCGTTAGTTTAGGAGCGACAACCCGTATACCGTATATGAATGGAGCCGGTACGGACTTTCTTTATTCTGCGAACCTCACTTTTAGCGGTACAATTCTTACCACTAATTCGCTGAAATTGGCGGCAGGAAATACGGTGAATAATATCGAAACCACGCTGACA